ATCTGGTATCCGCAATGCCTTTTCCATCTTTTTTCTATACCTTCTGTTGTCTGCCCAATATAGACTTTTCCATTTAATTTATTTGTTATTTTATATACTATATATTCCACATTTTTCATATATTTAACATGCAGAATAAATATAAAATATAACATTTATGTAGCTTTTTATTGGCACAGCTTCATCTGTGGTCCAATCGGACCTCTCCTCCCACAGACCTATCTGTTAGCAGCGTATTTGTTACGCCACACCCGCTAAGCAAGCGGTTGAATACCGTTTTACATGGGCTAATATGCACTTACCCATAGGACTAATCGCAGTTCCATATTTCTGATACATTGTAGAAATATATCCTTCTCCACTCATTGAGAGCCAATCCGGATACATCGTAGATGCCGAACACTGGATTCCTGCTTCAAAAACATCATTACATTCTTTTCCTTCACCGTGAATATTCTTATCATATAAGAACACCAGCTTCGGGAATAATACAGGACGTTTAAAACCTTTCTTGCCCTGTCCTTCTCTGTGTACATTTAAAATTGTTTTTGCACACATTTTTTCAAATTTTCTTGTTCCAAGTCCAAATGAAAATGTAACAAATGGATAATCGCCTCGAGAAGAACCGACTGTGTTCAGTTTATATTCAATTCCCTGATATCCCTGCTCCATTTCACGCTGTACTTTTTCCATTGCATATGCCTCTGCTTTATCAATCAGAGATTCTGCGAATGCCGGATTCAGAACATCTGACATTAAATCAAGATATTCTTTCTTATATTTTTCAAAGGACTTTTCGGCATAAGGCCCCATGATTTTATCTACTTCTGGCACAGTAAAACCTCCGTACTGCTGCGCGGCAGTTGATAAAATTACATCCCCCATAACATCAAACGCTGTATCAAGAGTCTTTGGTTCGTTATACCAAACGTTGCCCATCTCGAATCCGCCTTTCATAACGGCTCCGACATTGCAAAGGCAACAGTTGATAGTATCAAGTCTTGCACTCTGGTCATGCACATAAATATAGCCCTGCTTGCAAGCTTGTAATTCTTCACGATTCATAAAGAACTTTCTGTAAAGATTCTTATTCAGTTCGTTAAAGATAAGGCTTCGCTTTGTTGCCACCAGTGCGCTGTCAGTATTGGCGTTTTCCTTGTCGCCAATATATCTGATTGACTGACTCTTTGTGTATACATCATCCATCATATGGACAAATGACTGTTTGTAGTTACGGTAATCGCGGTAGCTTTTTGCAACCTCTTCATTAATAGACACAAGCGCTGCTTCCACCATGCTATGCATCATAGCAATCGGAACTTCTTTAAGTCCTCTTTTTTGGATTTCGCTTTCAACATGGTCAACAATTGCTTGTTCTTCTTCTTTTGTGAACTTCACAAGAATACGGGATGCACTCTTGCCAACCGCAATGATGATTTTGTTCCCGTCAAATGGTTCACGGGTTCCGTCCTTTTTAACGATGATTACGTTTGCCAGATTATTTTTACGTGCAATTTCTTTTGCATCTTTCTGGCTGATAATTTTTTTACTCATAATTTTTACCTCCTTGAATTTGATACAATATAGGTTAGCCTTTTTTTTCTGTTTCACATACTGGTGAAAGTGCTTTAAAGAATATGGTATTTTCCATTTCTTTTATCTTTTCATGTCCATTGCGTTCAAGCATTAGATTAATCCATCACACTTTCTTCAATCACAATGCAGAACGATTTTTCCCGTTTGCATAGACTTCTGCACATCAATCACCCTCTGATTAGAACTTCCGCGCCATTTTAATGTGATATCGCGCTTGTCTTTTTCATAAGGACCTTCAACAAGAACATCTGCATTTTTTAAGATAAACCCTAAATTATTAGCTGCTCCTGCCTTAAGCTGAGCTAAAAGCTGCTCCCATGTGTAACCGGTATAGACCCAGATAGATTTTTTTGCCATTTGTTCTGAATCGTCTTTCATCTTGGCAATAATCTCTGCCACGCCATCGCGGTTATAAACAGCTAACGGGTCTCCGCCACTAAATGTGATTCCGGAGATATAATCCGGCTGTAATGATTCCATTAATTCAGCTTCGGCAGCTTCATCAAATGGAATTCCTCCGCATTTATCCCACGTTACAGGATTCTGACATTCTGGACAGTGATGTTCGCAACCAGCGACCCACAGAACGGACCTAAGGCCGTCCCCATTGTTCATATCCTCTTTGGTAATATTATGAAATCTCAAGTTAATCATACAATTTCATCTCCTTTCTTTTTTATTGCAAAAATAATATGCGCAAAATCTTTCCAAGTGAAACCAGAGGCTCACCTACTAAAAGATAAAAACAGCCCGGCACTATGTCCGAGCTGTTGATTTCCTTTTATTATTTTTTTACAAATATCCTTCCGTTTTTAATGTGACAAATTTGTACCCATATGAAATCATGCGTGATTAGCTTGCAGAAAAGACCTTAAGGCGTTCTCGCTTTTTATTCCATCTGCATGGTAATCCTGAATCATGCATTGATTTCCAGAAGAAATCACCGGAATTTTCACTCTGACAATACATCCTATATCTTTATTTAACCTTGCTCCTTCTCTCACAGCATACATAGTTCCACCTTTTTCTTCACAGTCTACAACAAGAATCTTATCAGATAGCTGCGCCTGAATTTTATCCCTTGCAACAAAACGCCATTTTTCAGGTCTTGTTCCAGGTGGATATTCGCTTATCATACATCCTCCATTACCAAGAATTTTCTTAACCAAAACAACATTGCATTTTGGATATATATAATCTAATCCGCATGGCATTACTGCAACGCACTTGCCACCAATACTTAATGCTCCTTCCAGCCCTGCAGTGTCACATCCAATTGCCAAACCGTTTAACGTTACAATGCCACATTCGGCAAAAATCCTTCCACACCTTTTTGCAATTGAATATATTGCTTCATCTACATCGCGCCTGCCAATCAATGAGACAACGGTAGAATTCTCCGACAGAAGAGATATGTCTCCAATGTAATATAATTCCTCTATATTATTATTAGACATTAATTTACGCGGGAATTCCGGGTCATTTTTTGTAATTCGTTTTATTTCCATTTTTAGTTTTCCTTTCTTCTATTTTAATTCTTTTGATTTAATATGCGGAATATGAGTTTGAGCAAAATATGTTATTTGTAAGTTTTGTTTTTTCTTTTATTTTTTTATTTTGTTTTCTGATTGATTTTTGGTTTTATTTTTCATATTAAATGCAAAATAAAAAAAGGAGGTTCTTATATGATAAGAATAAGAAACCGTGCAATGGCACGAATGCCTGGTGCTGAAAGAAAACGGAGCGGTTTTCGGAACGGTGCTTTATTTTCCGTCCTGGCAGCCGGTGCTGCGGTCATGGCAGGCATCACTGGTCCCGGTTATGTAACGGTGCTGGCAGCGGATAATGTAGAACAAAACCAGGAAATGGCTGGTGATGACAGCCTGAGATTGACTGGGTGGTGAGTACTTCCGGGAATGCGGATGATGTAAATATCCCGGATAACCAGGCAGATGATACCGGACAGGTGTATGATTTTAAAGACAATAAGACGACCGGGACAGTGACAGTGACGAAAGTCTGGGATGACGGGCTGACGAATGATGAATGTGAGATTCATATCTTTTAATTAATATTTTTAAAGGCATAGCATCTAGAGAATAGATGTTATGCCTTTTGTTTTAATTTAGCTTTGATTATTTTCTTAATATACTACAATTAACTATTATTTTATAGTCATCACACGTTAAACGGCACATCTTCTTTCTCATCACACATATCGTCAATCCTTCTTTGCAACGTTCTGACCATATACCTCGCTTCATACATTGCCTTACATTCATCCATATCAAGGCTATCGCTGTTAATCATGTTACTAAGCCTTGCGCATAATAACTGCACTTCTTTTCTGTTTACTTTTTTCTTTCGTATCTTTCTAACCAAAGACTTATCTACATTTGATGTTATCAATGCAGTCAGCAGTTCACGTTCTTCACCTTCTGTAATTGGTCTGATTTTGGATGATGCGGAATCATATCCTTTTTTACTGACTTTTTTGTCATTTTCTTTTGCAATTTTTAGCTGCAAAGCACGGATTAGCACCTGGCTGTCAATTAAGATATTGTCATTCTTTAAATGCGATTTTTTATTTTTTCTTATTCTGTTTAGACTCTTGCAGCATTCGTTCGCATTATAATCATCGATGGTCTGGCTCATTTTTTTGCTCCTTTATTTTTGGACTATTTTCATCGTTATCGTTTTGTTTTGCAAATAATTTTGGATATTTTTTATCTAAACAAATAAAGACAAATGTAATAAAATGTGATACCATCCTATATACATATTTCCTGTCTTCATCTTTACAATCCAGCTGCAACTTGAAAAGCGATATGTTTAAATTTGTTATCATATCGTCTGTTATCTTTATGCCGTTTATATCATTTTTTACAACAGTGTCCATTGGAGATGCATCAAGCTTTTGTTTCAGAACATCCCATGTTCCCTTATCTTTTGTCCACAATATTTCCAATCTTCGTATTGTAATATGGGCTTGACGACAAACTTTACGTTCTCTTGGTGACTCTTTCTTATCCATCCAAATGTCATATAAAGTTTTTACATAAGAATCAATCGCATCCATATCCGTTATTAACCTCATTTAGTCTCCTCCAATTTATTCCACAAACTTTTTACCACATTCCAGGCGGAATCAAAAGTAACTCGCAGTTTTATACTGCAACTTTTGGTGTTTTGCACCTC